GTGCGTCACGGGCGAACCCGTTAATGGCTCCAATCACTACACGCGAACCGAAGAACCACTTAGACGATGCTCCCTTGCGTGACGACCTCAAGAAACCGTCCCGAAGGAACGAGTTCCAAGAATCTTCACTCAAGAAGCCGCCAATGGCCTCAGTGTTTGTAGTGATCCAGTTGATAACCCCACGAGTCGTGCGAACCGGAGTCGATCCGCTAGTGTCCTCGTCGCGCTGACCAAAAAGGAAGGCAGCTTCAATATTCAGAGCATGATCTACACCACGCTCTTGCCGTTCCATAGTGCGGTCGTTGCCCCAATACAGTTCGGAGGCTTCTTCCGTACCTGTAGCACCAAAGGTGTCGCGGAAAATCTGCGTGTAGTTATAACCACGCACTTTCTTCGTTGACTTCATGGTGCCAGCGGTCGCACCTTCAGCGTGGGCTGATCCGATGATTCGTAGGTCGTCACCATCAACTATTGCTGCGGCAGTTGAACCACCAGCAGCACGAGTGATCGTCAGCGTGTTAGTGCTGACTGCGGTTACGCGAACAATCTCGCCAGTACGCGGAATTAGCACGAGGTTAGATGAACCAAAATAGCCACCGTTATCAACAACAACGCTAGTCGCAGAGTCGCTGTAGCCGGAGCCATAATTGATCGCATCCCAATATGGGAATGGTTCATCTTCAAACCACTCAAACGTCGTGTTGATAGCACGCCGCTTGCGACCCTTGGTCTTTGTTGTGATTTGAATTAGGGGTGCCGAGTTCGGCTCTAGCAGTGCGACATCTACTGCGCGGTCTGGAACCAGACCTTGCGCGAGAATCGCATCAGTAGCTCTAGAGCCGGATATGACACTCCCGCCAAAGCTAGGCATAATTTATTCCTAGTTAATCGAACGTTCCCCCATCGAAAGCATTTCTGGATTTAGCACCAGCACGAGCTGATTCGTAGATCGCCTCAATCTCGACATCATCAGAGGTTTTGCTTGATCGGGTCTTAGAAGCCGGTGTGGCTGCTGGACCCACAGAAGCTCTCCTCTTTGCCGCCGAAGAATTAGCTTTCGCCGCGCCAGCCGCGCTGGAAGATTCTTGCTGCATCCTTTCCTGCACGACAGGTAATGTTCTTAGGTAAGCGAGTTCGAGGCCCTGCTTCGTATAGAAGTTTGCGCCCATATTCTGAGCCTGGGCCGCGAACTCTTCGGTAGAAACTACCTTGTCCCATTCGGGGCGAAGAGAGTTTCCGTTAGCGTCCTTTTCCTCGCGCAAGTTATACGCATTGGTTGACAGGTGTCGCTCCGCGTTGGAGGCGTTCATTGCTTTCTCATACGGTTGTGTACGAGCAGAAATGGCCTGATCAACATATTGTCCTAGAGCGGCTGCATCCTGGTTCGCCGTCTGACCCGCTGTATTTTCATCGAATCCCGCCTGCATGTATGTCTGCTTGCGTTGCGCGGCAAATTGCTGCTGCGAGTGGACCCGTGGATCATACTGAGGTTGTGACTGCGTTCGCGTAGCTTGTGCTTGGCCTTCGAGCCGTGCCAGTCGCTCACGGAGCTGCTGGGACTCGCTAGCCTGTGGGCCGAGTTCGCCGATTTTGCTTTGGGAATTCAAGTAACCTTTTTCGAGGTCTTCGACGGTTTTATATTTACCGGCTAGGAGTGTCTCTTCAGGTTCTTGCTCCTCGGATTCCTCGGCGGGACCATGAATATCCGCCTCCATCTCTCGCTGCGTAGCCTCGTAGGCTTCTTCTATGCGATCCGTGCCCTCGTCATCGAGGGGGACGCCAGCAGCTATAGCCGCAGCGTTTTCGCTGGCTTCTACGTCTTGCGGTGCAGGCGAGCCAAACTCGGTATCTGCCACTTCGACGCTCCTTTGTTATGTTAACGACGTTTACGACCCCGGTCTGGGACCCTCCCAGTCGGTTCTATATTAACTGTTGTTCTAGGACCAGTAATAACAGGTACAGCCATTAACTAGCCTTTTTCTTTGTCTTCCTCTTTGCTTTTGTCTTCGGTGCTGGCGGCGGGTTTAGGTGAGCATGACATACGCGAACAATCATCTGTCGCATCTGGTCATCAATAACCCCACCGTTTTCCGCTGCCCACTGGAGTGAGATAGTTTCGTCTTCACTCAAGCCGGGCAATGACGTTGGTGCAGCCATTAGTACCTCCTGAATGCTGATGGTTTAGAAGCCTCCAGTTCACGGAGTCTTGTTTTGGGGTCAGAATCCATCTTTGTATTTGCGGCTATAGCCTCTATGCCGCCAACAAGTATACGAACGGCCTTGAGCTGCGCCTTGTGTTCTTCTGCTGGAATCTCCCCTGCAAGGAACGCTGTCTGGCTTCTCGCCTCAAAGTCTTGCCATAGTTGCTGAACGAGGGGCCATCCGTCTGATTCGACCACCGTCAGCATTTTCGCTGCATCTTCGATCTGCCGACCAAGACCCTTGACGTATCCCTCCATCGCGGGATTGGGGCCATTCTTCTTGTTGAATAATCCTAGTCTCACTACATTGTTCTCAGTTGACCAGCGAGTCCAGCGAGCGGGCCACCCGCTTCCTGTTGAGCGCCCTGCATCGCTTCCTGGGCCATGGCCTTTGGATCTTGCAGTTGCTCCGCGCGTTGCTGCATAGACGCCAATAACTTCTCCGGGTTTGGAATGGCGTAGGTCTTAAGGAAGTATTTTATTAATTCATCTGCGACGATCACGCCACCCTGGACGTAGGGAGAAAGGGACTGCATCACCAAGGCCGCGTCCTGTCTCTTCTGGGCCTTAGACAATGGCAGCGCCTGATCGAGTTCTGGGATAACGTCCCAGTCTCCAGCGATTTCCTCCGGCTTTATTCTAATGTCCTCGGTAATTCCATTCCTGTTGATTCTGATTTGCTTATCTTCGGTCGTGAATTGCTGCTCTAGCGCGATGATCCAGCGACCGACCTGTCGTAGGAAATGATGCTGCATATCGAGAATCTTCATGCGGGTACGCGCCGCCGCGAACTCAGCCTTGATCTTGTCGGAGGTGGCGGTTGGTCTGCTGGCGTTGAATGCCAAGCCCCTCAAAACATCCAGCGCCCCTGTGACACGCTGCACGTCCTGGTCTAATAGCTCTTCTTCCTTGTAGGTCGAGAAGGGCACATCACCCTGCATCAGCGGCTGGACAGCGTTTGGAATGTCCATATGAACGATGCCGCCAGGACGACACATCAGCTCTACGTCGTCTATACCGGCGTTGTTCATCACGGCCCACATCCTGTTAACCATCTGATGGATGTTGTCCATCCTGGCATTGCGAAGGTCGGACTTTTCTTCTTGGAAAGACTCAGCGATTTCAGCCTCTCCAATGCCCATTGCCTCGTGGGGCATACGAATATCGTTAACGATCCCTACTGGGATCTCGCCATGCCACAGAGGTGAGGTTTCATCTCGAAGGATTACCCTCCGGTTGCCCAGCCAGATAATTCCATCCTCCGGGCGGCTGAACCCTCGATCACCAAACATGCACAGGATTTCTACCTGATGCATGGTGGTATCCATCGTATTGGAATCAATCCCTATAAGTTCTTGCCTCTCTTGGATCCCTGTTTGGCTTTCATCGGACTCAACGTCAGGCAGCGAGGACTCCATCAATTCCCGTAACGCCTTATCCTTGATAATCCCCTGGTCCGCCATCATCTGAAGATGCTTGAACGGAAGGATAAATCTAATAATTAGCCAGTCAGATTTCTCCGCTGGTGGCCCATTGATCATCGCCTTGCCGGGTTGCAGGAAGACATTGAATATGTCCAGAACCTGGACCTGTGGGCCATCGTGCATGACGACGGGGATCTGGGCTATTTGGGGAATCGTTACCTCGAACTGCGAACCCTCGTTCAAAGTTTGATACTGGTGAACCTTCATGGGGCGCTCGTCATAGAGCCAGTCACACAGATAGGGCGACCACCCATAGATCAATGACTGGCGCATCATAGCTATCTGCTTGGTGACCAAGTCCATCTTCTCGATGTCGTACTCGAAAATGGCTTTCCACATCTCAACTTTTTGAGGATCCGCCCCCAGGCGAGCTTCAGGGCGAAGCTCTAGCTGGTCACCGACGACGTGAGGAAGGAAGGTTTCGACGGTATCGAAGATTACCGGCATGACCATGTTGGAGGTCCAGGGGTAATCAGGTTCCCTACGGTAGGCACGGTATCCCTGGTAATAGCGGATAAAGTCATCACGCTTCTGTGCGTAATAATCGTGGGAGAGCTTAAGGCGTGTAAGGACGAGGTTTACCCGTGGATCATGCAGCGATCCCTCGCCGCCCTCGACTTTTAATTTTTCTGAAAACTCAACGACTCGTTCCGCTGGAGTCTGAGCCATTATTTATTTCCCCACACGAACCATAGTTGGATACATACAACCTGTGCGCCCACTGGGTCGCCACTCCTGCCGGTATTTATGTGGCTGTCTGCCACGAGCAGTAGCGAGCGTAGTTCTCCCTATAGCAAAGTATCTTACAGCATCCATCCAGTGGTTTGTCCAGTCCTTCACCGGAGAATCTGTATATGGCTGTTTAGGGTCGTCCTTGGGATTTCGCCCTCGACGGTAATGAATAAAGGCTTCCCAGACGGATGGACACTTATTTTTTGATATAAATACCTTCCGTCGTTTAAAGCGGTCATTAACGATCTGAATGCCGTCCAGCCACTTACTGTATTTACTTTTAATCTTAATATTATGTTGGTTGTAGACAGAGTGGTAACTAGTTGTTTTGCTATCGTCGGACTTTCTTGTCTGTAAAACAATGTTCTCGACCTTGCCCGCTGGATCCCCGTAGGATCCCGTTAGCCCGGCGATACCATTATTGGGCATTCTAATTAGGTTGTAGGGCTCTGAGTTGAGAATGTTAACTAATGCCTCACAGTTATCCCAGACTGTAATAGCGCCTGAGTCAGAGTTCTTACCACCCTGGTATTCATCAACGATGTACCAAGTGTCGTCCTTGTCTATCTGGATAAACACGCATGTTTCTTCATTGACGCCATGATCGTGCGCTGTGAACAGAGGCAAGCTCGGATCGTACTCAAGACCCTCCACAAGATGCACATCTTCGTCGAATGCGCCGAAGATCCTGCCTTCTACGGCCCCCGAATAGCTAATTTCAAGCTCTCTGGCGATCTGTTCGGGGGTCATTCCATCAATTGCGTGCTTATACCACTCCTCTCCGCGAAGGGGATGGAGGGTCCAATGGAGCGACAAATGGGCCATCATTTTGGTCGTATCGGTCGCTAAACGCCCAAAACAGTGGTTTCTGCCCTCTCTCGGAGGCGTAGAGAGCAATATAAGGCCTCTCTGGCAGGCATATTTCAAGGATTCGAGGTTAGCTTCCCCGTAGGGCCAGTGACCAAACTCGTCTGCCACCGCTCTGCGGTATTTACCACCACGCCCGGTATGCCTTACGGCCTTTATTCCCGCGATATAGGAGTCTGTCTTCGTATTACGCATCAATCCGGTCTTAACCCGGAGCGGTGCCCTGGCTTTCTGCCAATCCGGCAGGTTTTCGTAGATAAAGCGCACTCTACCGAGCAAGGAGTCGGTTGTGGAGTCTTCTCCGCCGTCATCTACGTCATCAAAGCGCCTGGAGGCCATCAGGAGAGGCGCAGCCTCTTGAAAGATGAGATCGTGGCAGAAAATCGCACATAACGACCATGTCGCCATCATGTCCCTGGATTTATCGATCAGGATGTTCTTTGGATCCTTCAGGGCGTCCAGAACCATGCGAACATGGGGAAAATCAGGGAACAAATCAACTGATTCGGATGGCGAGCCATTTTCCTCGTCAATTATCGCTTCCATGTGGAGATTGACGGCATGGGCGTAATTAAACACCCAGAAATGAAGGTCGTCCTTACAGCGATCCCACAGCTTGTCGTGGAGGGCTTCCTGGTTTCTATCTAGAGCGGCTAGTGTCGCACGGAGTTGGTCTTCGCTCTGCCCCGACAGTGATGCCAGGATTTCCTTCTCGATGCTCTCTGTGTTCATTCCCTTGACGGGATTGAGGACAGGAGTGCTCCAACGCCAGCGATAATCACGCCAATCTCGTGGATATCAATTCCGTCAACAAATAAATCGTGCAGTTCCCACATCCCGAGATGGTCGCCAAGCATCAGCGTCAGTACCCCCATTACCCACATGCGCCACGCCCTGACGCTGATAACTCGTCCCCCAATAGAAATCAGTGTCTCTACGGATGGTTTCATCGGCATAACTTCTCCTTTTCCTTATTATCCATACAAAAGCTTACCAATTGCGCGACCCATCCACTCTTGCTTCAACTCTATTTTACTAATTCGCTCTTCAAGATCGTCCCAGTCTTGAACCGGAGGGTGAGAGTCTTTCTCAAGTGCCTTTAGCCTCTTTTTAAGCTCAGACTTCGACGCTAGGTGATCTCTTAATAATTCCTTTAGATCAGACTCCACAGACACCTTCGCACTCGTTCGTGAATAGGTCCAACTGGTCCTCGTTTTTGAACTTCGTCTCGCCTAGCGGTTCAAGCCCTGAATGTAGGAATTGTTGTTTCACAAGCCCTTCGCTGGCTCTCATTTTCCCAGACCTTAAATCCTCATCTATTTGTACGGCCCGGGCAAAGTACAGTGGCGCGTCGTCCCGTAGCTCGCGCCACGCACGGTCGTCATGATAAGGGCAAAAGTAACATGACGATTTGCGCGGTACTGGATACCCTCGCTGCCTCATCCAATGCGAGCATTCGGCACGATCTGTTGGTCTATCAAAGATCAGCGGATAGTGGCGCTCAATCCATGAAATGTCTGACGGCTTCGCCCTTTGAATTTCGTCCAGGCTGATGCCGATCCATTGTTGTACTCTGTACTTCCCTTTTGCT